TTATAGCCTTTTATCGTATGTCGAATAGGCTTCTACTTGCGGGATGCGACGTATAATGCCTTTCCCGATGTTATCCAAACAACGTCCTAACGTCCGGATCATGGCCGGAATGATCTCCTGTTCATAAAAGATGCGAGGCCGCATACCATAGTCTATTTTTACTATCTCCTGCTCGCAAATATCGCCGGTGTCATAGCCGGAGTCTGCCCAAAACCATGTGGCGGCGGTTATCGGTTCCCCTCGTTTATACGCCCATTTGATAGATGATGCCCCGCGCCCATAAGGTAATGGGGACGGATGGAATATCAACGTACCCCAGTTCGCCTCTTTCAGTTCTTCATCGGAAACTTTCACCGTAAGGAGTGGCGCAATGGCAAGGTCACAACGATACCCCTCACACCAAAGCGTATGCCCTTTTGCCTTAACGAACATTTCGGCCGCTTTGAATGCCACCGACTCGCAATTTCCCAATATTTTAATTACCATTCCCTATATATTTAAATGCCTGAACCGCCCTGAAATGGCCGCCATAACCGGTTGCCGCACGATCAGACTTATTTAACCTTTGGGCCGAACGTGCCATCGAAGCCGCGCTGCGCCCTTTATTAACTCCATATAAATGTGCTCCGGTTTGTATCCACTTTTTAGAGTGACGTAACGCTCCACATAGTTGCGGGTGTGAAGTGTGAAAGAACACCGGGTAAGGTTTACCACATCTACCATGTCCCTGAAGATGATATTCACAAACGGCCGCTAAAAATTTAGTACCAACACCTATTCCCTGCCATTCGGGAAGTACTACCAACCGGGTGGACCGGTAAGCCTTTGCCGTAAAGAGTGGTGTTACCGCTAAATGGCAGACGGGCTCACCACCGACAAAGCCCACGAAATACTCGGCCGCAACCGGCATAGGAAGGTCTAAATAATAATGCCGCTTAAACAATCTTGGGAATATAGTTCCCCTGACTTTATATATTTGAAGTTCGAGTTTTGGGCGTTGCCGAAGGCAGTCACGGTCGTAAAACCGTGCCTCCGCAGTATCATACACCCAGTCAGGTTGTAGCCATTCGATTATATCATAGTGGCAGGAAAGAAGCACGATCTGCCCTCCGCCACGTCTCCACGTCTTCGAGAATGCCGCGGCTCCGACTTTGGCTATCTGCCGGTCAATGACTGATGTAAACTCGTCCACCACGGCGTGCTGCGGTCGCTCGCACGCCAAACGCGCAAGGCCCGCCCGGAACTTCTCGCCGTTGCTCAACACATGAAATGGCCGGAGCCATGCCGGAACATCACCAAGGCCAACGGCCGAAAGCATACCCGTCACCGTGTTGAAGTCTCCGTCAGGAGCAATACAGTCCACAATCGGCTTATCCTTATCCCAGCCGGAATAGAGGTCATAAATAGGTTCTTTGAATATTTTGTTTCCAATACTGGTTTTTCCACTACCAGATGGTCCGACTATCAGTCCGATTTGCCATTCCCGGTCCTCGATTGGTAGCTCTACTGTCTTTTCCCAATCACAGCCTTTTTCTGCGTTGAAAAGGCTTTTTACCCGTGCGGCCCGATAGCTGTTGAAGTCGCTACAATGGTGTTGTACCTCTATTTTCATACATTCACCACTTTAAGGGTTAGACCTTCTTTCAAGAGACGTTCGTAAATCTCCTTTTGTTCTTTTTCATCTGTGCAAATGACGATTACGCCATATTGCGGCTTGTAAGTGTACTTGCTCATACTTTGTTTTGTTTTATGGGTTTGGAACAAAGGTAGAGCCAAACTATTGGACGAACTAATTTAAACCGAACGTTATACTGCACCGCTTGTGCAGTCACTTTGGAAACGTTTCAAAAGACCATACACTTTCCGTTCGCTCACGGCATACCTTTCAGAAAGTATAGCTACAATATAGGACACTTTTTCACCATTCTTGTACAGATTCATATAATCGGAATACAAGTCAATATACTGGGTATCTTCGAGACGTATTCCCGCCTCATGTAACTTTTTCAACAACTCACGATTGAAGTTTAGTATCTCTATCACTTTCATACAAACAAAAATTTAGTACCTTTGCAATGTCTCACTTATTAAACAACAAAAAAACACCCAAGTGGCGTGGCAGAGGGCATTTGCCCCCGGCCGCGCGCCGCTTGGGTGTGTAAAGTTGAATAGTAAGTGAGACGACTGTTTTAACAGGCCGGGGGCTTTTTTCTATCCCTTCCCCCGCAGGGATTCATCCATTACCCGGCTTCATACAAAGCCAAGTCCAATGCGTCCTTTTTCTTCCATCCTTCAGACAACGCGTCTTGTATGTGCTTCATCGCTTTCACGTAGAAATCCTGAAGGTCTGAGACCGTTTCAAACGTCCTGTAATACGGCTCATCATCCGCACCCAGCTTGAACGTCACCGGCAGGTTCCGCCCTCCCGTTTGGACGGCAAGATCGTATGCGGCTTTATAGTTGAACTGGTTCTCGCCGGACAGCCATACCGGAATTTCCTCGTATGTGAATCCGGAAAGGATGGCCTTGTCAGTCTCCCGGTTATACCAGGCCGTGACCGTTGACCGTATCTCCTCGTCGGTCGGCTTATGGTTGAACTCCTCTTCCATGTAAGAAGCGGAACCGTCTTCCTTCTTTTGCACGTCCCAGCGGACGCGCCACTTTCCTTTCACCGGGTTCGTGCATTCCAGCAGCGATACACCGGCACTTCCTTCTACTCGTTTCATGTAAACACGTATTTGGTTCGACCTTTTCCAAACGTTTCCGTCTTTATCGTTGTCTCAAACGGAAAACCGTCCGGCATTTCCCTCACTTGTGCAAGGATGTTTTTCATTTCTTCCGAATTAGTGAAAAACTTCTTGGACTCACCATTCTGCTCGATACTCACGATACAGCGGTCCTCGCCCTGTTCTGTCTTGATTCCCGTTTCAAAGTCTTTCACTATGATGGGAAGGTTCACCAGTTCCCGGATGCTTACCACAGTGCCGGGAAAACGTTTCTTGCCGTCCTCCGGCTTATAGGAAACGTTCAAATCTTTAAAACTTTTCATTTCTTTGCCTGTTAATTTTTTAAACAACATATTACAATCCGCGTGCTTGGCCATACCATAAAAACTGGCCACCAATTCACGCCGTCTCCTTCTCGATTTAACCTCGTGTATCTTCCGGGCAAAGTTCTTTTTGATGCGCTTCCTTAAAAGCACACGATCGGGATAGATAACGTATCCTAAGAAATCAATACCCTCCGTCACTGGGAATATACGTTCGTTCTCCTTTACTTGAAGACCGATAGATTCTATACACCCGTGGACGACATCACGAATCTTCCACAATTCCGCTTTCGTTTCACCCAGTACCACACCGTCATCACAATAGCGGTAGTAATAACGGACGCCGTACCTGTCCTTCAAATAATGGTCTAAATAAACAGACAACAATAAATTGCCCAGCCCCTGCGAACTCCTCAGGCCGATACTGATACCCTCAGGCATCAGCCGGACAAAGTTATCCAGCATGGCGATGAGCTTCCCGTCCTTGAATATCCGGTTCACGCAATACATCACGAAATCTTGTTTCACGCTTTCGTAGAACTTCTTGATGTCAAACTTATAACAGAACCGCGTGCCTTCCGGATCTTCTTTCATATCACGGCGAATATACGCCATCAGATCGTGCGAGCCACGTTTTTTGATGCTGGCCGAAGTGGTTCGGATAAACCGTTTCCTCAAACGCTTGTCTACGATGGTCATGATAGCGTGTACGGCGATACGGTCTCTCATGCTTAGTACCTGAATACGCCGTAACTTACCACCTTCCACTATATCCCGTTCATGATAATCTTTCACCCGGAAACTTCCGGATGCGATCGATGCGGTCAGTTCATCCAATACTTCTTCCTTATGCGCAAGCAGGTAACGCCCTTGGCGGCTACGCTTTCTTTTAGTGCCGCGAAGGACTTGATCAAAGGAATCCTCCATATTGGACGGTTCTATAATCTCTTCTATTATGTAACCTTCTCTACGCATATCATATCACATTACGGCCACACGGCCTTCAATCTCCCGGGCCTGACTTCTTCGAGCCTTGCGGCCTACCAAACTCTACCCGACGCTTGATTTCTCAGTTTTCCAACCCTTCCGGGCCGCTGTTACTGGGGCTTGTTCCCCTCGGCTCCACGGTGGGGACAAGTCCCCGGTGTTGTACGCCGATTTTAATTTCCTTCGATTGTTGTTCAGACGGGAACCGATATTCGAGTTCGAGTTCGAGGCATCGTTATTCGCATTCGCGTACGACACACCACCATTCGCATTCGAGTTATTGTACCCACGAAAAACCACACGGCTTAAAGGAAACGCCACCCTTTGGAATACAAAGGTATTATTTTTCATGCGGAAACACTGTTGATATTATATTTTCGACGGGCTTACGCCCGTTTTCGTTCGCTTCGGATCACACAAACGGGAACGAGAACGCTTTACGTTTTGTCGCTTCGCTCCCGTTTTCGATCATGCCTTTTCGACTATCGCCTTGTACGCTTCCACGCTTTCCGCTTTGACGATCCGACCGCGGAAGGCCAGACGGGAACCGATATACGAGCTCGAGCTCGAGGCATCGCTACCCGCATTCGCGCACGACACACCACCCCTCGCACTCGAGTTACCGTACCCACGAAAAACCACACGGCTGGCTGCGGTAGATATGTAGTATTTATCGCAATAATACGTGCTGGACGAACCGTTTGCGGTTCCCACTGGTATCACGTCCATATACTTGCCATGGGCGACACCCGTTATCCACTGGTCGCTCGAGGTCTTGCCTTTCACCATACGGGTCGTACCGTCCGGCATCCAGATACGCCACTTGCCCTGGTTTGCGCTGTCATTGGGTAAATCTACGCCGTCCATCATGTCGTACTTATGCCCGTAGATATCCTCATAGCCCAGACAACTGATATTGTTTACCTGAGTCACGGTCGGAGAACCATACTCGTCCTGCCCACGATACCAAGCGTACTGGTGGATAGAACCGTCCACGATGGAATTCGTGATCTTGTCGTTTATTTTATACGCTTCATCATAACCGATCGTATCCTGCATGCCGTAGCCCGCCGTACCGCCCGTGATACGATTGTTCGTATGCTGACCGCCTCCGCACTGTTCCTGGCTGTCACGACGGCCATATCTTGCGTAAAACAAGTTCGCTATACGGGAGTGCATCAACGCGTCTATCTGTTGCATACCGCGCTGAACCGAGTAATAATGAAAGTCGATCCAGTTCATGCTGGCCGTCGTGGAATTACCCGTTACGCATGAACGCAACTTGCTACCCACCACACTGCTACCCACCACGGCGCAAAGATGTTCCTCGTTGGCCACCCAATCGGGCTCCATATCCTCGATCTTGTCGGAGTTGGAAAGAACGACCTTGTCGAACTCGGCCGTGTTCAAGATCGAGAAGTGCAAGGCCGTGGCGTCCTCCGGAACATCCGATATCAAGTACATGCCCGCCTCGAACTTCAAGCCGATCGTTGGAACCACGATGGTTTTGACTACGTTTCCAGAGCCGTCTACAAATAGACTGCCGACCAGACCCGTGCCGGGAACACTCGGAAAACGCACACGCTTGTAACCTTGCACATCCACCTTGCAGACCGAATAAGTCTTGTCCGTGCTATAAGAATCCTTCAACGTGGGCTTGCCACTCAGTAGTTTGCGTTCCGCCAAGTAGCCGTCCTTGGTCTCTTTTATATCATCCAGTGTCAAAACGGTTACTTCGGGGATGGGAGGCATATCGTCGGGGCCGTTGGAACTGTAACAACTGTAATATTTCTCGTTCAGATAGTCATTGATACCTTTCGACCAGAAAAACGGCTCGTACATCATCCAGTCGCCCTCGCTGCTGTTAAGTTTGGCAGCGCTTCCGTCGTAATATTTATTGCTGGTGGTATCATCCAAAGGACAATAGGTCATCTCACCATCCAAATTGTTGATGTCGACCGCCTGGCCCGCCATCTCCACTTTACGGCTCGTGGGTTTCTTCGTCACCTTGGCAAGCACACGGTGGCGCTTCTTGAGGATCGCCACTACGTGGGCATTCATGACGTAAGCATTTCCATACTTATAGCCGGTCTCGTTGTCCGGGTTGGAGATATTGGCATCGTCCGGTACGCTCTCGTCCGACTCGATGATACTGTAGGCCGGTTGCACGATCTCCAGTTCAGGGTACCGCTCCCTGTATCTGTCCGCTTCTTCGTCCTCCATGTACTTTGTCAGGCGGAGCCTGCCACGCAATCCGGAATGACGGTTGTCTATCGCTCCGGTGGAGGTATAGGTACCATAATCGTAGTATTTCCCGAGCAGCCTGCCGTCATCCTCCATATCGATGTCAAGGACAAAACGCTCCAGTTTACCGCTACCGTTCAACTTGGCCTGATGAAGACGTTCCAGCATGGCAAACCCGTCAATGCCCGGACAACCCATGAACCGGTAGCCTCGCACGTTACCGATGCCATCCAGTACCAATCCGCTCTCTGCCAACTTGGGAAGATATTCCAGAAACAGTTCCTCTATCGTTTCCGGCAAGCATAACTGCACAACAGGCGCACCGGTGGCAAGTTTCACGCGGGTAAGCCCCGTGCCTCTCACGTCCAGCTTCCTCAACCGTCCCTGCCAGCTCAAGTCCAAGGTCGTCACGTTGCCGTTATCGCCATTCCGTGCCAGCAGGTTGTTGCGCATATTAAGCTCTTCCAGAAGAAGCATGCCGTTCGTAGAGGCCATGAATGAACCGTTACGATAACCGCTGGCTTTCTCCACGCTCATGTCAAGTTTAACCAATGAGGTAAGCAAGCCGAAATTGAATCCGATGGCGAACGCGTCCTCATGCCACACCAGCTCCTTGATTTTGGCCGCGCCGATAATCTTCAGCGGGTCGTTCTCACCGAAGGCACGGGCCAGCTGCAGGGAGTGGAGCACGTCCGCATCCACCACGCCGCTGTCGGCCTGCACGCCGTTGCTGGTGGAAAGCTGCACACGGTACGGGATGGTCAGCCGGTACTGCATCGGCTTCAATTTGTATGCCTTGTCCAGCGATGCCGTACTCTGGTAGAACTGGGCGCCCAGCGTAGAGACATAACCGTACTCCACCTGCTTCAGGTCATACCTGCGCTGGATGAAGTAGTTCCGGTGCGCCTTTAACGAACCCTTCAGACCGTAGATCTGCGGGTAGGTCTGTTTCGCGCCGTCCGCACCCACCGGCATCTCGTTCAGGAACGGATACACATACTTGAAGATGCCTGATTTGTTGTACAGCCGGCTGCACCACCTCTTCATCTGCTCGGTGTCGAAATGGTCAACGGCCTTCTGGATGCTGAAGGCACTCATGAAGCTGGTACCGCCGTTCACACCCCTGGTCATCACTTCCTCCAGCAGATTGCCCATATTGCCCAATATCAGGTTCCACAGCCAGCTGTTGTGTCCCTGCATCACATAGGCACCGTCCCGCTTGGTCTGCCGGTTGTCATCATACTTCCCGGTCAGGAACGACTTGTTGTCCGACCCCAGCTGGCAGTCTCCGTCGTAATAGGTTATCCACCACATCACGCCGTCCCACGTCCGCACAAGCATGTTTTTCGCCAGCTGGTCCACACCCAGGTTGAACTGTACATACAGGTAGTAGGCGGCCAGGTTGGGAAGGTTGAAATACTTCCCGGCTTCCGCCTTGAAGGTCGGGCTCACCCATTTGGCCGTCGGGAACTTGTTGCCGTCATCCTCATAGTCCACCCCGTCAAACGTGTGCGTCTCCTTGTTATAGGTCATGCCCTTGCCGGCAGGCGTTTCCTTCACGCATTTATAGAGGAAACTCATCATGCGGTCAAGCGCCTTGTACATCTTGTCGTACTTGTCACCGGTGCCCAGGTGTTCCTTGATGTTCGGTTCTTCTTCGGCATCGCCTCCGCCATCGTTCCAGAACACGTCTTTCGGGTGGTTGAACTCGAAACCGCCGTCAAAGTTGAAATCCATGAAGTCCATATGGTCGGGCTCCGTGGACGGCAGCCAGCGGAACAGGCACAGGTCGTTCGAGTTGTTCAACGTCTCGATGCAGATGGGCAGGTATTCCTTCGGCCGGTCGCCGTTCGCCTGCAGGTAGTTCAGCGTATCGCCGGTCCCCCACTGCTCGTTGCCGATGGCCTTGTCCTGGCCGAATATCGGGTAGCTGTCGCTCTTCTCGTTGTTCATGTTGTACTGGCCGTAGTAGGTCAGATCCTCATCCACGCTCTTTGCCACAAACAGGTCACAGGGCAAGCCGTCAATGGCCGAGCGTATGTCTTCCTTGCACGTATCCGCATGGTCGGCGGCATACTGCTGGGCAGGGGTCAGGATGCCCATTTCCTTCATGCCGTCATGGATGAACTTCGCGCCACCGGTGTTGGTGGTCATGGAGGAGTCCGAAAAGTCACACTTCGCACAGGCGAGTTTTGCCCCAACCGAGTTGTCCCGCAGTCGGAACAGGTTCTTCTTACCCTCCGTAGCTGTCGGGTTGCTCTGCTGCCCGTTACCGTCTATCTCGCCGTAGCTCATCCGTGCCGTGTAGCCACTGGCTGTCTTCTGGAAGTAGAAGCGCAGGTTCTTGCGGGCATAGTTCACCGAACTGGTACCCTGGATACGCAGATAAATGTCACGGGCTATCCAGTCCAGCGCCCGGTTCTCACCGTTGTAGAATCTAACTTCCCGGCACAGCTTGTTGGCCTTCTTGTTGTTCAGCTGGGCCAGCGCGTCCATCACGTTCAGCGTGTCGCTCTCGCTTGGCACCTCACTGCCCACGCTGCCCGTGCCTATCAGTACCAGGATCGAGTTCCGCCGCTTCTTCATCAGTCCCATCAGCTTCTCCATGCTCACCGTGTCCCCCTCGTTCAGCACACGGTTGTCCTCATCCAGCGAGCGCACGCCCGGTTCCCCGTCGGCATCCTCCAGATGGTTGCGGTCCACGATGTAGTTGTTAAGCACCTCGTCCGAGGTCAGCGCCTTGTTATAGATGCGCACGCTCTTCACGTTCAGGTCAGCCCCCTCCGATTTAAACTCCAGCTGGCTCCGGATGTCAAAGCTCACCTTGTCCAGCCACTTCGAGGCGGCCGACTCCTCCCCGTTCACATAGAAGCCGATCAGCGTCCGCTGCTCGTTGGTCTCCACGTCCGGGTAGAACACGTAAGTGATGCGGATATTCTTACCGGGTTCAAACTTCGTACCCACCGAGTCCTCATAGCGCAGGACCTGACCGGCATCCATCGCCTCCGTCACCACGCCGGTAAGGAACTTCGCCTCCTCCGGGGTCACCACCAGCCCGTAACGGTTGCCGTTTTGCAGGGTGCCCAGACAGGTGATCAGCTCCGCGTCGGTGTCAGTCACGTTGGCCGTGCTGTATTCTATCTCCAACGTCATGCCCACGTCGCGGATGGCAAAACCCTCGGGCTTGTCCGCCTCATTGAACGGGCGATAACCGCCGTCTGCCGTCAGGGTCATGCCCGCACCGCCGGCCAGCAGCAGGCGGTCCTTGTGCCAGCCGCTTCCTGCGCCGTATTCGTTCACGCTCCACAGCACATCACGGAATTCCATCCGTTTGTCCCCGCTCACCCAGCTTTCCGGGTTGTTTTCCGTGTTGCTTCGCCCGAAGGCATCGAACGTGCACACGGCATCCGGTGCCAGCGTGGCTTCAATGTCGGGGTGCGATGTGGTGTTCACCTGCACCTCAAGCACGGCATCACCGCACGACACACGGTAATCCAGCGGTTCCACGTTCACGTTCGTACGCCCGTAGCTGCCGGTCTCACCGCGCTGCAGCAGGTCTTCCTTCACCACACTGCCCCGGCTGGTCACTTTCACACGGGCCGTGTACGCATCCCTGTCATAGCCGGCATACGTGAAGTTCCACGCCGTGAACTGCTCGGCCTCCAGTACGGGGTGCTTCCAGTCACGCTGGAACCCTGCCGCCCGGTGGTTGAACATCATGCCGGCATAGGCCGTCACACCTTCCCCGGCTTTCAGCAGGGTCAGGTAGTGTATCTCGCTCACCACGCCGGAGTTCTCGTGCAGCGCATAGGCTTCCACCACGTTCATGCCCTCCCGCATTTCACTCAGCGCAACGGTGACGTTCTTCTGCTGGACACCGGAACCGGCTGACAGGCCAAGCGTATAGGGCTGCCCGCCGTTGATACGGTAGTAGATGTTCTTCTCGCCACTCGTTCCCTTAGCTGTAAATGGGATGTTCACGTCGTTCCGGTATCCCCCGTCAGCCAGTCCGTTCCCAACCGAATAAGTGGTACTTAGTTCCATAGCCACCATCGTCACCCTGGCGGTAGCGGTTTTCATCAGCGTACCGCCATCATAACCGGCCTGCGCCTCCACCTGCACGGTGTAGGTCGTGGCATCCTTCAGGTAAGGCGACGCGTCAAAAGTATAGCTCTGACCGGCCGTAACGCCGACAAACTCCGCATCCTGGAATTCCGAAAGGACCGTGGAGCCACGTTTTACGACCACCTTGGCCTTCAGGTCGCTGTAGCCACTCACCTCGCCGCCACCGGCCGTGCCCACGCCAACGGCATATCTCACCACGAAACCGGTACCCAACGACAAATACTGGGAAGCGGGCAAGGAGGAACCCGAAGCATCGGTCAGGTCTATATTCACCACCACCTTGTCATCGTCGCTATACTTGGAAAAGCGCACCTCCCTGTCGCTTTCCCCGCCTTCGCCATCCTTCTGCGTGACTGTCATCACGTACTGAGTGCCGTCCTCGCTGTCCGTCACGTCGATATTTGTCACGGTACCCACCAGCGAGGCGAACACCGCGCCGCTCGTGGGGGCTTTCGTCTCACCGGCGGCCAGCTCCTCCGTAGGGGTGGCCTTGTCATCAATACTTTTGATATAGTTCTCCACCAACCGGCCGCTCACCGGAAGATTACCCGTGGATTCGTCACCGGACCAATCGGTCTTCTGCATATCCAGACCGTCCTCGTCATATACTTTTTTCGCCATATCGTTATTCTTTAAAAGTTATTTCATCCGTTTCCATCCATCCGTTCGGCTCCAAGGTTTGTCACCGCGCCAAAAGCCCGCGCCGAAACAACTCCTTATCGCCTGCCAAACCAGCCTGGCCCCTATATAGACCGCCGCCACCACCCGTTCACCTACGCGGATGGCCGTCACCTCTTTATCTCCAACATGGATCATCCCTGTTCCTCCTCGTAAATCAAGTAAATGGTCTTGCCGTCCTTTTCCGGGAGACTTTCAAACTCCTCCTCACTCATCTCCTCATGTTTGTAACCTTGGGCTATCGCATCCTCGGCCTTCTTCGCGGCCGCCTCCGCCTTTGCCGCCGATTCACCCGCCGTTTGAATGGCCTTATTTGTCTCCTGGGTGGCCGCTTCCATTTCGGGAGCCAATTCCTCCACCCTTTCAGCGGCCTTGATCGCCCGGGCCGCCGCGTCATCGGCTGGCTTGCTCAGTAAGGTGATCGGGACGCTCACCAGCTTGTCTCCTTTCTGTCCCGGTAGGGACTTTACCCCGCTCAGCGAGCCGACCGTCTCAAGGGATTCGACACTCTTCGATTCCGCCTTGATCGCCTCCAAAACCTGGGCGATATCCGATTCTGTCAGTGCCATGTCAAACCCCTCCCTCTATCAGTTCATAAACCTGGCCGTAACCGCCGGCCGTCAGGCTCTCGCCGCACACCTCCTTGATAAGCGTACCCTCCTCGGTGGTGATCTCAAGGATCCCACCGCCTTGGATGATACGCTGGCACAGGACGTAAGCCTTGAACTTCTCGTCACGTCCCACGGGCTTGTCCTTCCCGTAATTGAACAGGGCCTCCGCCACGGCGGTGGCGACGTTGTCACCGTCAAGCTCGTTCCCTTTGAACCCCCTGAATCTCCTGTTTAAGTCAACTTTCATATTCTTTGGTTTTAAATGTTTATTCTCCTGTATAGCCGACAATGATGCCACCCCTCACGATAAGTCTTATTTTGTCAAGGTTGGGATTCTGGGCGGCACCATCCCCCCAGTTCACACCCTCGTTATACACGTATGTACCGTTGGAATTACGACTCTTGATGTACCGGAACCCTTTCGACGCGCAAACATCACTTATCAATCCGTTACCGGTGTCCCTTACATCTACCGGACCGACAAAGAACCCGGCATAGGTCATACCGCTGGCCGGATAGGTCAAGGGGCCTGTCGACGCGTATATGGCGGCCCCACCGGAGGTCGCCCCGACCGACTTCACGCCGAACCGCCCGTCGGTGGCGCCATTGAAGGCCACGTCCACGATCCCCTCCGTCGAGGAGCTCGAGACCCCCAGTTTCAAACTCCGGGAATCGTTACCGAAATAATCGCGGCTCTTCCAATACAAGCGGCCGGACTCGATGGTGAAGCCGCCTATCTTGCCTTTATCGGCCTTGACGATCCCGCTGACGTTCGCGTTCCGGGTCTCGATGCTCCCGTCCGTGAGGACCTTGAAATAGCCGTTCGCCGTAACAAGCCCCTCCAGCTCGATCTGGTCGGCCCGGATGGTGACACCGGAAACAAGGTCCCCGAACTCGTCACGCTTGACATAGACCTTCAAATCCGCGCTCTTGACAAGACCGTTGTCGCTCACCCCTTGGGCGAACAGCTTGGAAAAATCAGCGGTCGTCACCAGGCCGGACTTGTTCTTCAGGCTTCCGTCAGCGTTGAAACGCTCGGATATGAGCCTGTTGTACTTCGATGTCGTAATGATGGATGACTCCTCCAGCACGTTACCGTCCTTGTCGAAATTCGCCGCCGCGATCTTGATCATCTTGTCCGACTGCTCGAAGAACGTGGCGTACTTATATGCCAGGGCATCCGTCCGGTCTGTCGAGAATACCAACAGGGACACTTGGATGACACCCGTGAACGACAGCTTGAAGTCACCCGTCCCGTTCCACAATCCGGAATGGTTGAGTACCTTTTCCCCGCCGACCGGCAAATCACCGTCGTAAGCGAACATATTGAAGTTCTCGAATCCCGCCTTATTCCCGTTCACGAACTCGATACGAAGATGGCCGGCTTCGATCACCTTGTAATGGAAGGACAGGTAGACATAGCCCGGAATGCGAAGCCCGTCCCCGTTCAACTCCTTGAAATCGGGGATCGTGCGGAAATCTCCGTTCTTCTGCATGATGTAGCTGTTCGTTATCCTGACGTAAGGAACCTTGCCGGTCTTTACGACCTCCACGTTGCCGTTCTCGCTCGATGACAACAGTTTGTTACCGGCAAGAATCCACTTGCCGCCGAAAGTCAGGAACGCGGCCTTGTACCCGCTTATCCATTTACTCATCCCCTCGGTAAACGTGGTGTTATCGAAAAAGCTCTGCTCCTCCCTCACCTCGTCACGCAGACCTTCTACGGCGGACTGTATCTTACCCTCCGTAATTTCAAATTTCGTCAGGATATCCTCGCCGGTCATAAGGATAAACGTACCCTTGAGGTACACGTTGTCGCCATAAAGACCGTTCCCGTGCGGCTGGTTATTCGCAGGGAAAGCGCTGTCCTTGATACCGTCGAGATTACCCACCCGGCAACGCAAACAGCCGTTGAAGTTTTTCGCGTTCACGCCGTCCAGTATGTCAACACGTGGCTGGCCGTCCTCGGTAGCCGATATGCTGATCAGGTTCTGCCGGAGCGGGTTTTCCGTGTTACCCATCAACACGCACTCATCACCCGCCTTCGGTTCCGTCCCGCCAAACTCCCTCTGGGGTACCGTTATCCCTTCCGTGTCGCCTTCCGACACTTCCACCCAGTAACCCAGAATCTCCGCCCCCGTAAAAACGGCACAGCGCATCAGGTCGTGCGCCACGAACGTGTTCTCCTGCTCAAAGGTGATGCGGTAATTGTTGCCCTCCTTGGTCACGGTCTTGATCTTACCGTTGGCTGCGGATACAACCAGCTGCCCCCTTACGCTGCGAACCGTTTCTATGAGCAGTTCCAAGGCTACCAACGTCTGCCGGATGGTCGCCTTGTCTATCGTGAGATTACTCAGCCCCGTTATTTTATCTATCCATAGCTGCCAACCCTCGCCGAACATGCCGTCCACGAAACGGGTACTGCGGAGCAATTCCCGGATAACAGCCGTCAGAAACTCGGCGTTCCCGTCGCCGTCAACATTGCCTCCGGATTCACCGGCTTTGTAATCCCCAAAATAAGCCCCTTTCAGAAAACCGATCACCTCGGCAGCGGTATCCCGATGGCGTTTACTCAGGAACTCCCTCTGGCTTCTTTTTGCCGAGAAAAGGTTGTTGTCGGTCGGCAGCGTATTATCGAAGCTCCGGATAATATCGGGAAGCCCGGAACTTTCGGCCTTGGCTTTCGTATAGCTTTTCAATTCCCCTATACTGTCGTTTACCCTGTCAAATTTCGATACCTGCAGGGCGTCGCTGATCTCCAGGTCCATCTCCCCGGGAAGGTTTACCCTGCGGGTGATCTTCGTAATGCGGCTCCTGCGGTAACCGTCTTTCGGGAAATACTCCGAGCTCTCCAATTTTACGCGCCGGCCGACAAACAGATCGGCCTCCTGCTGCTCGATCCACACATGATCGGTCGGAGCCTTGTAAGCGGCGATATCCAGCCAGTGGTCCTTATTGTATTCGTCCACCGCGGCTGCAAATTCCTCCTCTGCCAACCGGTAATATTTATCCGGCATCCGGATGTTCCAAAGGATATAGGTGTCCCCGGCCTTCGGGACGAGCTTGCCGCCCGGAAGCTGCGTGTCATCGCCGTAAGGCCAGATCGTGACGATCTCGAACTCACGGGTGGCACTATCGAAGTTCACCTCGAAATAATGGTCGTCCCCCTCTCCCAGCCCGGAAAGGTCACCGCTCTGGAAGGAGACGCGTTTCGTCTCACCGGCCAACTCATAATCGTTAGGATCGAAATCCATCCCGCCGTCCTTGAAGTAATAGACGGTAAAGGCCTTACCTTCCTCGTCCGTCACCTCCTCGCTCCGGACACTGCTTATCGTTCCCACCCGCCGGGGATAGATATCGCTGAAGGCGGCCTGTTCGTAGTGGTCATAGATACCGTACTCGTCCACGCCCACCTCCACGTACTTCTTTTTTCCGGGGAGCATCAGACGGGGGCTGCCGTACTTCTCGGCGTCGATGTTCCGGCTGCTGCCGATCGGGAAAAGGCGTGTGTAGAACTTCGCCGTATTGCTCGTATCCCGCTCCAGGGAGGTCAGCCCCTTGCCGTATCCCAACGTGATCTCCTCACCGTGTTCGCAACGGCACACGTTCACCGTCTGCCCCTCGACCCACCACTCGGCCTTGCCTCCCACCTTGCCGGCGATCTCCTTCAAAGCCTGGTCGCAGTACATGCCCTCATAGTCGATCACGATAAGATCGGTACCGTCCACCTGCCCCACCTTCCAGTCGGTAATGTTACCCATGCCATCGTTGATGGCCTTCACCACCATCGCCACATGGTCCCGCGGCGTGGCCGTCAATGTAAACAGGGGATTGGTGTCGCCGTCCGTTGTCTCCAGCACGAGAAAACGCCTGATCAGGCTCTCGATACCGTACAGCTTCAGGTTATACTCCCACTCGCTCCCGCTTTTCTCTTTCGGGGTGTACCGCTCCGTCAGCCAGTACCGCTCGCCCATGTAGTCCGTGAAGTCGCCTACATCAAGGGGGATATGGGCATAATGCGTGAAGGAGAGCGCCAGCACGTTGTCGCCCTGCACCTCCTTGCTCTGCGTCGAACTGTCACTTGCAGCCACGTCCGCACGCTTGGCCCCGGCTTTATCGTATATCGTTAGAAGCATATTCGAATCGTCTTTGAATGGTTATATAATCGGTACCGGCTCGCGGAACTTCACCTTGAATTTACCGGCGTGGACCCCTTCCTTCCACAAATAGGTCAGCGGGGTGAACTTCGGACTGTCCGTGTATTTCACGTGCAGGGTCAGATCAAGCTGGGGAAACGCGATGTCGAGCCACCCGTCCTTCCCTTTTTTCAGAAAATTGATGAACGCGAAATATTTCCGCAGCCATCCCTCCTTTGTCTTGTTATACAGGGCAAAGTGCAGCGTCACGTCACGCGCCTCGTTCCTCGGGGTAAGGACCGCGCTGTATTTCTCCCCGTCCTCCTCCCGTATGTCCACGGCCGTCTCCTTCTTCGTCTTGCTCGGGGTCAGGATCGCCGAGAGGTTATCCATGCCACCGCGCCGGTCCTCCACCAGGAACACGCCGTATTCCGTCCAGATGTCCGTGCCGTTCACCAGCACCAGCCCGCCCAATATATCTGCCATGTCATTTCACTTTTAGTCCGTCACGTATCATTTTCTTTATCTCATCCTTTATCTCGCCCAGGTGTCCGGCACTCACACCGGTGTTCTCGGCTATCCGGGCCAGGTGGCCTTCGGCCGTGTCCATCTTCTCCGACACGCTTTCCAGCCGGTCGTCCATGCTGCTCCAGTGCTGCAGCCCACCGGTGAACATGCCCTCCAGCTTCGTACCCTGATCCTGCGTCATGGCCGTAAAGCCGCCCGCTTTCGCACTTTGGCTCGTACCGCCCTGCTGCGTCTTGTCATAACCGGTGGCTGCCGCCAGGTTGTCACGCAGGTCCACCGTCTCTTCCACATACTGCAAGTATTCATCGGCCAAAGCCTTCCGTTCCGCTTCCGTCAGGTCGTTGTCTTCCATCGCCTTGCCGAACCGTTCCCACCAGCCCTTCAACTTCTCGCTGTACATCTCACCGATCTTGTTGCTCAGCATCGCCCGCATGAAGTACTCGGATATATCCTCCGCCGCCTCCTTCGCGCCATACTTCATGTCCATCAGGTTATCGATAAAGCTGCCGTACATGCCATCGAACGAAATGCCGGTAAGCCCTTCGTACAGCCGGTCGGTCAGTTCCTCCAGCTTTCCGGCTTGGTCTATGTAGTCATCAAGTTTCTCGGTAAGCCGCCCGCCGTAACCGCCCTTGCCCGTGTCCTGTATCTGTGTCCACATGTCCACGTTGCTTCTGAGGGCCTTCATCTCCTCCGGACTCAGGCTCCACAGACTGCCGTCCCACTGGCGGCCGATCTGTCCGCTCAGCTTGTCTATCTGTGCCTGGGAAAAACCATCCCAATAATAATTCCAGGAGCGGTGGCTGCCGTGGTAACCGGCCTGCGCCATCGCCATCTGAAGGTAGTTCGACTCCGTCTCTTGCTGCATCCGGTAAGCATCGCGGTAAGCGGCTACGGATTTGGTACCCTTGCTCTGTTTGATAGTGTCGGTCAAGTCCTCAATAGAAGTCTGAAGCATTTCGTTCCGGCTGGTCAGCCGGTCCATCGTGGCCTGCACCTCTTTCGCGTTACTTCCATTCCAGTTGATGGTGCCGCCTAAACTGAACAATGTCTTCACCGCGCCGCCTACCGCCTTGATACCGCCGGTAATGACACTCATCGGTTTGGTCAGGTCGATGCTTTCCAGGCCGTCCAACGTCTGCCCCAAACCTTCCAGGTATTCGCCCATCCATTCCGGCGGATCGATACCGAACTGTTCCACCAGTCCCAGCAGGTCTTCTGCCGCTTCCACGTATTCCTTCACCTGCCCTACGCTGCCATGCAGGGCATCCGTAGCCTCGGCCAGTGCCCTCTGCTTCGCGTTCCGAGCGGCATCCAGTGCGGCCCGGGCATTCTTCTGCTCGGTTTCAGTTCCTTCTTTCACGGCCTTGTTATAGGCTTCCTGGGCCTCCTTGACGGATAAGGTCGTGGATTTTACCCGCGACAAGGATGATTCCAATGCCGCAAAGGGATTGCGCTCGCTAAGTTTCCTGTCGATGGCGTCAATGGCACGCACCAGGTCTTTCAGGCTGTCCGGCTGCAAGTCCTTCTGGGTATCGATATATTCCTTCAGACGGGTACGGAGGGATTGGAGGCTTTCGGAGGATACCTTGTCGAGGTCCCCGAATACGGCTTCCCAATTCAATCCGTCCTTCAATTCCTTCAGATCAAGACCGGCCATTTTTTCCTTCAGTTCTTCCTGAAGTGTTTTCCGACCGCCTTCCGTGGTAGCTTCCGCGATACGTTTTTCATACTCCTTGGTAATGGCCAGTTTCTTTTCTTCATAGCTCCCATATTCCGCCAGGTAATCACGCATGGCCTGGGCTTCTTTTTCCCTCTCATCTTCAAAAATGGCAGCAAGAGCCGCGCTCCGGTTCTTATCGTTGGAGTCGCGTGCGCCGGCAAGGGCATCCCTCTGACCGGGAGTCAGGCCATTGCCACCGGTGGAAACACCGGCTTCCTTGTTTTCACGTTTCCATTCGGCTTCCTGACGGGCTATTTCTTCTTTTCTCTTGTTATAGTCGTATTCGATCTGTGCCAGTTTCTTTTCAGTGCCGTCTTTCATCCGGTCTATCTCCTCTTTCCGATTCTCGGCCTGGAGTGCGGCAAGTTCCTGCGCCAGCCTACGCTCTGTAGCCATACGCTGCCTGGCTTCCGTTTCCGTTTTTTTACCGGACTGTTTAGGATCGGAGTGTCCGCCGATATTTCCCTTCCTGGCGGCTTCGGCAGCTTTCCTCGTTTCCTCCTCCGCCTTCTTCAGATAACCGTCACGCTTGTTCTCCGCATTTTTCAGCAGGATATCATAAGCCTCCTGATCATGTTTTCGGATAGCCTCCTGCGCATCATACACCTGGCCGACTTCCGCCATATTGCTTTGTATCAAATACTGCCCTATCTTTCCGAAGAATCCCATAGCACTTTCAGCCTCTTCCGGTTTCTGGGCCTTGATCTTGTTTACTTCTTCGTCAGCTTCGGCCGCCTTGCTGACCAGATTCTGGACGTTGGCCTGATGAAGCAAGACCTGCACGTAGTCCTCGCTCTTTTGGGTAAGGGTATCGTACCACTCGGAAAGGGTTTTATAATAACCGAAACTTTCCCCGTATTTGCGGTTCAGTTCCTCCACCTTCGCCTTTTCCTGCTCCTTGCTGCCGGTGAAGTCCTTTATTTCACCGATAACCGATTTCAGTTCAAAGCGGGTACGCACCATCTGGGCGCGGCCGTCCTTCTCGATCTCGGTCATTTCCTTCAACGAGATGTTGAATTCGTCCACGCCTTTCTTGGCGCTGAACAAATCCTTCGTCCACTCCACGATCTCGTCACCGTACATCACAAGCAGCATGATGCCGGTCGTAAGTGCCGTCTGCCAGGAAAAAAGAGAAGAGAGTACCTGCTTCCATACCGGCGTGCCTTTCTGCCCCGACTTCCGCAGCTCGTCGTATTCCTTACGGGCACGGGCCAGCTCATCGGTGAATATCGGCAGGTTGTTACTGATGGCCAGAAAGAACATCTGCGGTCCCATAGCCAACGAGGGCATTTCACGGGCGATCTGCTGGATACTGTTGTGCAAGCCGTTAAACTGGCGCTGCGCGTTAGGCATGTCTGAAGGCGTGACCTGTACGGTTTCCGATTCCGCCTGAAGCTGTCTCAACTTGCCACGCAATTCCTCAAGCTGCTTTTCCAGCGCGTGGATCTGGGCGATGTTGGCGCTCTGGTCCAGATTGGGGGCGGCCGTCTCACCGGCAAGGCGCAGTCTTTCCAGTTCCGCCTCCAACACCCTGACGGTGTTACGAAGCTCCAGCGCCTCACGCTCGGCCTTGTCCATGCCGGGCGTAAGGCCGTCCTTCATCAAAAATTCAACTTCTACAGGTTTCATTCCAGTCTGCTTTGAAAAAATCCTACAATATCGTCCGCCTCGTCCTCCGCGCTACGGTCCGTTCCCCGGCTGCCTTCACCGCCGCCTTTCTTCCGCCTCACATACCGGGGCGCGTCACTCAGCATCATGATCAGCGTCTGGTAATTCACCCCGTCAAGGATGTAATCCACGCTCCAGCCGGTCGCCGATGCAATCTGCCATACAAATCCAAAGGGGCTATGGGAACCTTCATACTCTGTCCTTAACTCCCCTTCCTTTTCTGGCTCAGTCTCGGCTTCATCGGGTTCGCCCGATCCACCGATCTGATAATACGCATAAAATCCTTCGTGCCCATCAGACGCTCGAACGTCCGGAACACGGTCACCAGGAATCTCCAATCGACAAGCTCCCGGAGTATCCATGCCGTCAGTCCTATGCCTACACGCCGGGCCACGCAGCCCCGGCATACCGTATAAGCCAACATCCGGCTGATACCTTTTCCATGTTTGGCTACAAAGGCCATTTCCTCCGCTTTGTCCTTCGGTTTCCAGCCGGGTGCCACACCCAGTTTCAGATACTCCCTGGCCAGCAGCATCTGACCCCGAAGCCGGGGACGCTTCATTATCACACGCAGTTCCAAGGGACGCTTCTTAAAGGGGACGCTCCACCTTTTAAGAGGAACGGACACGCCACCGTCCAGCAACGCGTCCGCACACTCCATTTCTATCAGTTGCTCCAACCGGTCGTCCATACGCTAACCCTCCCCGTCCGAGGTCTGTACTTCCGCAGCGACCGCGGCTTCCGCCGCCGGTAGCTTGTACTGTTTCCACTCATCGGGAAGGGATTCAGTGTCAAACACACCGTAAGGCTGCGAACCGTCTTCCGGCATCGCCACCTCCAATGTACACTCGATCTTCGCCGTTTCTGTCAGGGTCAGCTTGCCGCCCAAATTGGAGAGCAGTGTCGCGTTGGGCATCAGGATGCTCTTCCCGGACACAAGGGCAAGTTCCCAGGGCCCCTGCATCACCATCGCAGCCGAGGGAGCCGTCCAGCCCACCGGGGTTTTCTTTTCCGTGTCCTCTTTTTTGTAATGAAGAGAACCGCCCAGCAGTTTGTGCAGGTTATCAAAGTCCATCTGGATCACATTGAACGTCGGCGCTATGCTACCGTTCGACTGGGCTATGACCAGTACCGGGGCACCGGGCACCTGTTCCGCCTCGATTTTCGCCGCCTCAGGTTTCTGGCCGCCCAAGTCAAAGGAGCCTTTCTCGATATAGCCCACGACAAAATCCTTATATTTCACGGCACCGATGCCGTACATGAAATTCTTATCCGCCATCTTTCTTTTGTTTTTGAATTAATATTACCGCTAAAACGCATATCAGTATTCCAGTCCCAAAACCATAGAAGAAGATTTGAACGGGGTTTGAACGCCGTTTTACCTCCGCCTCGTACAAATCCGCCATTTCCTCCCAGGCTTCCCTGTACGTCTCGGACCTGCCCGCATAATACTCGACCAGGATTTGCAAACTGTCGCAGCTCGCGTGCACGGCGATCACGTTTCCGTCGCGGCTTACCGACACGTTCGCCTGCCCGCTCTTTCCGCTATACGACGCCTCGGGGGGCAGCTTCATCAAACTGTCAGCCGGTATCGCCAGCCGTACCTCCGACTTCGGGACCGCCTCCGTCCGTACAAGGAGGACTTCTTTGGCCATACTGTCCACCGCCATCCGATTCGCCTCCGTCCGGGAGGTCTCCTTCACTGTCTTTCGGGTGCTCGCGCAACCGGAAAAGCACAGGACAATCACCAGAATGCTTGCAATTGCCGGCATCACCGATAGCCTTGCGAAGACGGGCCATCTCACGTTTGGTTGAGCAAAACTCCTTCTTGGTCGCACGCAGTTCTTCCCGGGTCTCATTCAATTCCTTCTTTAATGGTTCAACAATATTATCTATCAATATCCGGGTGGCTTGCTCAGTGTTGTCAATCCGGACCGTCTCGGCCTCGGCCCTCGCCTTCTCCGCCTCGGCATTCGCCTTGCGGACCGTAGCCTTCAGCGTGAGAAGCCCGATGACAGCCGCCAATAAACCACCGCCCAGTACCAGGTTGAGTATTTCACTAAGCTCCATCTCTGATACCTGTTTATGCCTTGCTTTCCGATTTCTTGACTATAAGGCCGATAAGCCATTGTACCAGTCCCGTGTCCGCGATCCCGTTCGCGACAAGGGACGCACCGAAACCGTAAAGCAGGGCTATATACCACTGGACATCCGACACAAATCCGGCATCCAGCCACCACAGCAACATGGCGCCCGCAATACCGACGCACCAGCTGACAATCTGGGTAACCAACCCGTTCATTTTCGGGAACAGGGACTTGATCCCTTCCGTCAGCAACACCACCATACCGGAAAAACCGGCGAAAGTGGCGATCATGCCGTCATAGTCCACAGCGGTGGATACATCGCCCGTCTCGGCAAACACGGCTGACACAGAGCAAAGCATCAGCGCAAAAAACAAAATCAACTTTTTCATTTCTTTCTTCTTTTTATTGGTAAATACCGATCTCTTTAAGCCATTTCTGCACGTCAAAGCTGGGGCAAGCTTTCGCCGCCAACTCATTGTGTCCTACAATCCGAACGTCCGGAAAGCGGCGGTGGAAGTCCTTCACATACTTCTCCATCGCCTTCAGTTGACAACCGGTGCGCGTGTCCTTCGGAGTCTTGCCGTCAGCGGCACATCCTCCGGCATACACAATATGCCGGGAAACGGAGTTGTAACCCGCCGCGCCGTTGGTGACTTCCCACGGGTCTACATTTGCATCCTCGTTGTTATCCACAAGGCGTTCAACGCCTCCGTTCAGGTGGAACAGGTCGGTGTAACCCACCTGTTTCCAGCCACGGCCGCCCTCGCTTACCGGGGCGGTGTGCCAACGGCGGATGTCCGCCGATGACACCTCACGGCCCTCCGCCGTGGCCGTGCAATGAATGACAAGGTATTTCAACCCGGCCATTACGCACCCCCTCCCTGCTTTTTGGCGGTCAGGGTGATTTTGGCCGTCTTACTACGATCGGCATCAAGGGTGAGGGTGATCGTGCCGGTCTTGTCGCCATCGGTCGTGTTAGGCTCTGCAGTAACGGTCAGGTCCTCGTCCGTTTCCACCACCTTGAAACCTGCCGGAGCTGCGCTCGCTTTCCATTCACCGGAAGCCGTCACCGTAACCTTCTGCGTGCCGCCGGTACTCTCAAACGTGAGGGTGGCCGGCTCTACGGAAATGGTTTTCTCCGCGGCCTTGAACACGGGGTTGGTACGGGTATCCAGTACGACAGCCTCCTCGCCGAAAGCGATGTTCGTGTCCGCCTTCATCAGCAATTTGAAGAAATACAACTCGCTGGCGTTGGATACCTTGTCGATCTGGATCACGTCCTCGTCATCCTGCAAGTTGACAGCGGCGAAGAAATTGCCGTCCGCGCCCATCGAGCAAAGGGTGGTCACGATCAGATCGTCCGGCCATGCGGAGAGCGTCTCGATGGTGATGCCCTTGTAACGCTTGCTGTTTACGTCCGTCTCGCTGGCGTTCTTGGCCTCCCGTTCGGTCAACTCATCGTCGTACTTGTCGAAATCGTTAACGCTCATGATAATGCGCAGGTTCGGATTGTTACGGATGGCCACGGGGATAGCCTTACGCACGGCCTTTAATTTGTCCAGCATGGTCGCCGGCTTACCCGATACGATGATAAGCTCGGTATCTTTCGTCATCTGTGTCAGGATACCGTTCATCAGATGGTCGTCGTCATCCCCGTACGTGCCGTTGATAAAATGGTCGCCCAGCTCGAACTTCACCTGCTTGGTCAGCTCGGCCAGCAGGGCGTTCTGTCCTTCAGGGGGCAGTTCGGCGAACACGAGGTTGCCCTTAGGCTGCCACTTGCGCCAAATCTGCTCGAAGGCGCGAGGATTGAACACGGTAAAGGCCATGAAGTCCACCGGGTCAAGGGATTTCTCCGAATAGTTGAAATTCCCCTTGGAATCCTTGATGTCCGGGTGTTCCTTACGTTTCTGCAACATCTTGCCGCTTTTAAGGCGCGGCAGGCTGATTTTTTTCTCCACGCCGGGAATGACCATGATCAGCCCCTTCTCGACGATCTCGTTCCCCGTGGCGGCAAGCGTCAGGATCTGCTCCAGTACCTCGCCGTTGTAATTGGTGTTCTTTACTACTATTGCCATTGTTTATCGGTTTAGTTTGTTCTTGATTTCCGACATGCGCTTGTCCCACGGGCTTTCGCCTCCCACTTCCACGCGCAGGTCAGTGGTCACTCTCTTTTTCGGTTTCAGGCTCCGAAGGGCTTTCTCCCCGTTCTCGCGGTCAGAGCTAAGCAGGTTCTCGTACACCGGACGTGTGGTCGCGTCGATACGGCCGTCGGCCTCGGCATCGTCCAGCAATTTTTTCCTTGCCGCCTCGTCCTCCTCCTTGGCCTTGTCCGTAAAAGCCTTGTTCTCTTTTTTCAACCTGTCCACCTCGGCTGTCAGGCCGGGAACCTTTCCCGCCTCCTCCTCGAGCGCGTCCATCACGCGGAACACGTCCGAGTCCGTCGCGCAATCCTTGAAGCGCGGACGTTTCTTTACTTCTTCTAAATTCATTTGGGTATCGTTTAATGGCTGTTCAAGCCGGTTGTTGAATATGCGGTAAACCTGTTCGGGCGTACTGTCCTCCGGTACGGGGTCGGCATCATAGACCCCGTCGATAAAACCCAGCGCAAGGGCCTCGTCCGCCTTCAGCCAGTGGTCGGCGTCGTCAAAGTAACGCGCCCGGATTTCCTCCACGCTGGTGCCCAGTCTCGGGGCGTACATCTCGCAGAGGGTGTTTTCCAACGCCTCCACCTCCTCCAAGCAGCGCCTGAGTTCCGTCTTGTTACCGTAACAACCTCCAGAAACGCTGTGCAGCATCAGTCTCGCGTACTTGCTCATCTCGACGGGCTTTCCGCACAGGGCGATCACGCTGGCCATGCTGGCGGCGATGCCGTCCACATAAATATGGATATCCGCCTTGCTGCCGCGCAGGGCGTTGAAGATGGCAATACCTGTATAGACATCACCGCCGTTGCTGTTTATCCTGACATCGATCCTTTTTCCCGATGCCTCCGCCTCCATGAGCTCGCGAACTATGGCGGCCGCCGTGACATCACTGTATTCGCCGATGTCACCGTACAAAAGGATGCAGCAGGCGTCCTCACCGGGTATCATATTAAAAAAACGGTTCATTTCTCTATATCGCTTAGGGCGGGTTCCCGCCGTGTTTACGGTGCAAAAATGAAGGTATTTAGGGGATCAGGCAAATCGGATTTTTATCATACACGGCTTATAATGTTATCATTACGCTATAAAGTTGTATCATGCGGCAAGTTTTTTCCCGAACGTCGTTTTTTAGCCACCTTTGTCTAAAAAAAGACACTATGGCGGATAAAATGACTACCGGACAGCGCAAGGAATGGGCGAAACTGCTCTTCGTAAAGGAAAACCTCACGCAGGCGGAAATCGCCGAGCGGGTGGGGGTGTCGCGCGTCACCGTGAACAAATGGATCAACGCAGAAAACTGGGAACACCTGAAGGTATCGGTCACGATCACCAAGGAGGAACAACTAAAGAACCTGTACCGACAACTGGCCGAGCTCAACGGCAAGATCGCCCAGCGGGAACAGGGACAGCGGTTTCCCAACGCCGCGGAAGCGGATACCATCTCCAAGCTGGCGAACGCCATCAAGAAGATGGAAACGGAGGTCGGACTGGCGGATATCACGTCCGTGTTCGCCGACCTGCTCAAATGGTTGCGTACCTACGACGCGGAGCAGGCCAAACAGGTCTGCCCGCTGCTGGACGCTTTTGTCAAATCAAAACTCGCATAGGACATGGCAAAGAAAAGGCTTACACCACAGGACCGGATGGCATTGGAAGGGTGGAACGAACTGGTCGCTTCCATCCGGGAAAGCTCGGACATCAACCCGGCGGATTCCACCGCCGAGATCGAGGCCAGAAAAAAAGGGCTGGAGGCGGACGACGAGGCATGGTTCCGCTACTACTTCGCGCAGTATTACACCTGCAATCCCGCCGACTTCCACAAGAGGGCGACACGGCGTATGATGGCGCATGAAAGATGGTACGAGGTCAGGGCCTGGTCACGAGAGCTGGCCAAGTCCGCACGCGCCATGATGGAGATCATCAAGCTGGCGCTGACCCGCCGGGTGCGCAACGTGCTGCTCATCTCCAACTCGCAGGACAACGCCCAGCGTCTGCTCCTGCCCTTCATGGCCAATCTCGAGGAGAACCAACGTATCATACAGGACTACGGAACGCAGAAAAAGCCGGGCGCGTGGGAAACAGGGGAATTTACCTGCCAATCGGGATGTTCCTTCCGAGCCATCGGAGCCGGGCAGTCGCCCCGTGGTACACGTAACAAGAACTTCCGCCCGGACTGCATCCTGATTGACGATATAGACACCGACGAGGAATGCCGCAACCCGGAACGCATCAAGGCCAAATGGAAGTGGCTGGAAGAGGCACTGATACCGACCATGTCCGTATCCGGACATTACCGGGTGCTGTTCAACGGGAACATCATCGCGGCGGACTGCTGCATCACACGCGCCATCGAAAAGGCGGAGGAACTGAAGGCGAAGGGCATCGGGCATGTGGATATCATCAACATACGGGGTAAAAACGGCGTATCCTCATGGCCCGAAAAGAACTCGGAAGAGGACATCGACCTGTTCCTATCCCTGGTCAGCGCATCCGCCGCCCAGAAGGAGTTTTTCAACAACCCGGTGGCCGACGGCGAGGTGTTCCAGGAGATCGCCTACGGGAAAGTGCCCGCCCTCTCCAAATTCAAGTTCCTCGTCATCTACGGCGACCCCTCACCGGGCGAGAACAAAAGCAAGAAGAGCTCCACAAAGGCGCTCTGCCTCCTGGGAAAAATCAGCAGGCGGTTATATGTCATCAAGGCATTTCTCGACCGGGGATTGAACGCGGAGTTCATCCAGTGGTACGTGCAGCTACTGGATTTCGTAGGCGGACGATGCCCCGTGTACTGTTACATGGAGAACAACAAGCTGCAAGACCCCTTCTTCCAGCAGGTGTTCCAACCGTTGGTCAGGAAGGCGCGCCGCGAGCAGGGCGTGGAACTCTACATCAGAGGAGACGAGGACAAGAAAACGGACAAGGCTACCCGCATCGAGGCCAACCTCGAACCGCTCAACCGGGAAGGGAACCTCATTTTTAACGAGGCGGAACGGGACAATCCGCACATGAAGAGGCTGGCCGACCAGTTCCACCTGTTCAACCTCTCCCTGACCTACCCGGCAGACGGTCCGGACTGCGTGGAGGGCGGAAACCGTATCATAGACCGTAAACAGCGCGACATGGAACCGGCCAAGAAGATCGCCCGAAGCGTGTTGCGCAAAAACAACAAATACAGACAATGAGCCAATTTATCGAACTGACAGATTACGATGCCAGCATCCACCGCGAGATACTGGACGCGCTGACCCGCGAGGACGAGTCCATCGTGGAGATATGTGAGGACCGTGCCGTCACCGATATGCGGGGCTACCTGTCGCGAAGGTACGACTGCGACAAGCTGTTCTCGATGACAGGAGACGAACGCAACCAACTGGTGCTGATGATGGCCATCGACATCACGGTGTACCACATCTTCTGCATCCACAACCCACAGAAACTGTCCCAGACGCGCAAGGACCGCTACGAGCGGGCCGTAGAGTGGATGAAGGCAGTGGCGGCCGGGGACATCAGCATCGACGGCGCACCGCTGCTGCCGCAGGAAGAACGCCGGACACGCTCCGGCTTTATCATAAAAAGCAACCGCAAACGTTCAAACTATTTTTAAGCTATGGGAAGAAGAAAGAAACAGACAGGGCGCATCACCGTAGGTGGGAACTTGCGCCGGCCGGGCATCACGGGCACGCAGACCATCGTACTCACGCAGCCCAGACGTTTCGGCATCGACATCGCCGACATGACGGCGGCCATCCACGCCTTCGAAAACGTGGACTACTCACGCCGGTTCAAATTGTACGACCTGTACAGCGACATACTGATGGACACGCACCTGTCCAGCGTCATCGACAAAAGGGTCGAGGCCGTGCTGGCACTTGACATAGAGTTCCAGCGCGACGGGAAACCGGACGAGCGCATAAACGAGCAGTTGCAGTCGCCGTGGTTCCGGCGCTGCATCGAGGATATCCTTGCCGCCCGCTGGTGGGGATTCTCGCTCATGCAGTTCTACCGCGAAGGGCCGTGGATCAACTACGACCTGATCCCCCGAAAGCACGCCGACCCCGTGCGCCGCCTCATATTACGCCACCAGACGGACATCACGGGAACCCCGTGGGATGAATACCCCGACCTGCTCTTTGTCGGGGACAAGGACGATATGGGGCTGCTGGCGAAGGCCGCGCCGTGGGTTATCTACAAGCGTAACGACATGGCCGACTGGGCGCAGTTCGCCGAAGTCTTCGGGATGCCCATACAGGAGTACACCTACGAGACGGACGATGACGAGGCACGCCAGCGTGCCATCGAGGACGCGACGGGTATCGGATCATTGGGCGTGTTCATCCATGGCAAGGACACGGAACTGAACCTCAAGGAAGCGGGTAACAAGAGCGGATCGGCGGACCTATACGACAAACTCTGCGAGCGTTGCAACAGCGAGATATCGAAACTGGTACTGGGCAACACGCTGACCACGGAAGCCTCCAAGACCGGGACACAGGCCCTGGGCACGGTACACAAGAAGGTGGAGGACAAAAAGCTGAAGTCGGATTGCCGTTTCCTGCTGAACGTGCTTAACTACGACATGACCGACATCTTCCAGAGGGTGGGTATCGATACGGCAGGCGGAAAATTTTGTTTTCCCGAGCAGAAGGAAACGGACACGAATACCGAAATGACTGTCCTCTCCACCCTGAAAAGGGACTTCAACCTGCCCATCGATGACGATTTTCTCTACGAAAAGTTCGGCATAGAGAAACCGAAGAACTACAAGCAGCTGAAAGCGGAAGCCGCCCAAAAGACACAAACACCGGCCTCGCCCGTTCCGCCGGAAGGCAAAAAAGAAAAGCCCGAGGAAAAGCCGGACAAAGAGGATGAAGCCCCCACGGGGAGACAGAAAAGGAACTTCATGGCGTGGCTGAAGAGTTTTTTCGACCACGCCCCGCACAAAGACGGGGCGGCTTTAGACTGGTAGTCGACACCCTTTACCGGGATGCCGCAGGCGAGGTATCCTCCGGTTTCACCTTTGACCGGGACGTACTGGAGGCGTTCGTGCGCCGCGTCTACGAAAAGGACTTCCACCCCATGACGGACATCGAGTTTCAGATGTTCCGTGCCGTCTGGGATACGCTCGACATCGCCACCGAAAAAGGGTTCGGAAAGCGTCCGGCGGATGATCCGGATCATGACTTCTACGAGGAACTGAAACGAAACAACGCCGTATTCGCCGCCTTCAAGGTACACCGCATGCAGAACGACATAGCCGCGCTGCTGCTCGATTCGAACGGCGTTTTAAAACCGTTCGAACGGTGGGCGAAAGAGGTCATGCCCATCGCGGACCATCAAATCTACCAGTGGCTGGAGACCGAATACGATACGGCGATAATCCGGGCGCACCAGGCCGCTGACTGGCGACAGTTCGAACGTGAGAAGGACGTGCTACCCAACCTGAAATGGATGCCGTCCACCTCCCTGCATCCGGGAGCCGACCACCGCCGGTTCTGGGGAACGATACGGCCCATCGATGATCCGTTTTGGAATAACCACCGGCCAGGCGACCGCTGGAACTGCAAATGTTCCCTCTCATCCACGGACGAGGAGCCTACCCCCCTACCCGACTTCGATCCCGCCGACAAACCGCAGGACGGGCTGGAGAACAATCCGGGCAAGGACGCCAGACTGTTCTCGGACAAGCATCCGTATGTAGTCAACGCCCATCCGGGAGCTGGGGAAGCGGTGGAAAAACTCATGGAAGAAATTGAAGACAAGGAACGGATGAGAAGGCAACGCGCGGAAATTAAGGAACAAGCAAGGTTCTTAACATCCCGGACGCTTCATAACAATGATTTTGGAAAGGATATCGTTGTCAGCATGGCAAGTATCAAGGAGTGGCTTAACCAGCCCCATAAATGGATTACGGAGAAAAACGCCTTGCTGCCGGTAATTGAAAATGTCATCGCGGAATCAAATTATATAGGATACGGGCCGGACAAACATGACCCGGACATTACAATGCACCTGTTCGAAATCACCATACACGGGGAGAAGAGCTGGGTTATCGTAAGAGAGCTGATCGATGGAAGTGTCAAATTGCACAGTGTGTCTGACAGCGATAACATTTTAAAATATTTATCCAACAAAAAAGGATAACCTGAAAGCAGCATCCTTGGAACTGCAATCCAAGGCCACGCTTTTTAAGCTATCCCTTCTGTGGCAAAAATACAAATTAATCTGCAATGTACAAACCTATGACATCATTTTTGTTCCTTGGAAAAAAGTTCCGTCATGCAGGCTTCATCAGGAAAGTGGATGGAAAGCTGGCGTTTGTCCCCTTGGCCGCGCAACTCGGTACGGCGGTCCTCAAACCGTGCCTGTATTTCCTTCATGACGAAAAGCCGGTGGTTCATGTACCACTGCCCTTTCCAGTTGCAGAAAGATTGGGGATAATTGCCTTTCAGACCATAGAAAGAGTGCATGGACTTTCCGAACGCCTTGCAGTATTCAGTACAACTTACCCACTGCTCGCCACCCAGACGGAACAGGCTACTGTCATTCACTATCAGTTCGCCCCGGGCTATACGGTCAAGGAAATCATCCACTTCCCATGCATATTCAGGACTGAGCCACTGGAAGAATCGTCTCGCCACTCGTGTATCTGTAGCCCATGTTCCTTGTTCGTATTCAGAGGTGTTTCCTTTACGAATAATAATAGGCTCAATTTGTGTTTCGAATATTTTCGATTCACTTTCTTGAGTGTTTCGAATATCTTCACCACACTTCATTCTCTTTCTTGCTACTTCGAGATACTCTTGTGCCGATTTGGTCTTCAACCAGTCGTCAGGTTTCTTACCGAATTGCTGTGCGATACGTGTAAGGTTAATCCAGCATTTGTCACCGTGACGCTCAAAGATCAGGTCTTTGCCGTCCACTCTTGCGAGTTCAATCAAATTCTTTTCGACAGTCATACTTCCAAAAGAATTGCGATAAAAGAAAAAGCCCCCGTAGGTGTGACTGTCACTACATACGTTGGGCGTAGGGAGTCGCCGGTCCTTTCGTTCCGGCCACCATAGGGGCCATTCTTTGTATCTTGTTCAAAATAAAACTCGGAATCTTTATTTTGCCCGAAAATGATATGGGTAACAGTCGCCAGTAAAAGTACTGGCAATTATTCAAACTACCAAATTATGGATATAAAAGATTTTTCAGCCTTGCTCAAGGCCAAGCGGAAGGAACTGGACACGCTCATGCGACGCGAGCTGCCCGTCAAGGTGGGACGCATGGCCAAAGACCATTACCAGGACAACTTCCGCAAGGGAGGCTTTGTCAATGGCGGCCTGCGGCGCTGGCCGGTGACAAAACGCCAGCGGTCCGGCTCCAAGTCTGCGGCGGCAGGTTACGGCCCGCTGCTCTCACGACGCAACCATCTGTTCTCATCCGTCAAATATACGCCGGGAGACTACCGCGTCAGGGTGGCCAACGACGTGGAATACGCCCCGCCGCATAACTGGGGAGGCGAGACGCGTCCGACCGTGACACCCCGGATGCGGAAGTTCGCGTGGGCGATGTATTACAAGGCGGCAGGCATACGAAAAAAGGCCGCCAAGAGTAAAAGAAAGGGGAAAACAAGGCAACGGGAACTGCCGCCGGAAGCCGGTATGTGGAAAGGGCTCGCCCTTACCCGGAAGAAAAAGCTGAAGGTAAAAATCCCCCAACGCCAGTTTATCGGTGAAAGCACGGAATTGAACAAACAAATCGGACAAACCGTCGAAACGGAAATAAGGAACATTTTAAAATAAACAACATGGAGGAACTGTACATCGCAATCCTGAAAAGGATAGAAAATGAAATGCCGGAAATAGCCTACATCGACGAGGACTACGGCCAACTGGAAGGAATGGATTCGGAAAACGAGGATTTTTATCCGGTGACGTTTCCATGCGTACTGGTGGGAAATACCGAGGCGGACTGGAAAGACATCGGAATGGGGACGCAGGCGGGGGAAATAACATTGACCGTCCGGCTGGGCATCGACTGTTACCACGATACCCACATCGGAAGCGGAACGACCGGGCGTATCAAGGAGCGCATGGAAATGGCCGGGAAACTATACCGGACACTGCAAAACTTCCGGTTCTGCCGGAACATGGACGAACTGGTCAGAGTCAAAAGCCGGGATTATACCCTGCCCGGAAACATCAAGGTGTATGAACTCGTGTTCTCGTTCAGCTATCGCGATGAATCCGCGCTATTGGATAGCCGGCATCGTCCGTGAACAGGGAAAGCTGCTTGAAGGTTAAACGGGGCGCACGGACTTTGGGGACCGGGTGGATATCCGGATCGACCTTGCTGCGTTCACGGATAATGGCCATGATGCGCTCCTCCGACAAAAAGAACTCCTCGGAAAGGATCTTCAGGGCACGGTCGAAGCGGACGCTCTGCGCCTCCGTCCAATAATAGTAGCGGCGGCACAGGGCTTCATCCCGTTTTCTGATCAGCTGTTTATCTCGTCCTTTGGCCATAGAATCAATGTATTTAATACAAAAGTACAGCTTTATACCGTATTTCAAGGCGGCATCGGCCTTTAAGTTTGTTTGGAACAGACGGTTTTTAAGTTTGTTTAAATCAATCACCCCAAAAAACAAGCGGCGGGACAGCTTTTTGTACTTCCCGCCGCTTGATAATTATTATCCGGTTATTTCATCGATTCCAGCCGTTGCAATCGTTTCAAGTGGTAAACCACCGCCTCGAAAAACTCAAGGCTTCTCTTACTTTGCCGCTTTTTGACTCTGCTTCTCAATCTTGGGATTTGTTCCTTGATAAATTCCGCCATTCCTTCAGCATCTTTGACGCATTGTGCCACACTGGGAACCAGTCCTAAATCTTTCATGTTCATAATTCAATCCTCTATTATATCGTTGCTTTGCAATAAACGTTTCATGCTCCTGTCCCTTTCCGCTTTGCTGGGGTAATAATCGCCGTATCTTTTCCAGCTATGCGGATTGGCTTCACTTTTGAATTTTATGCATGGAGAAGGATAATCCATCCGGCGAAGTATGGTATAACCAGCCTTGCATAATTTGGCTTGATCTGTCGCATTCATATTCAACAGATATTAAAGCCTTCCGACTGTTCACAGAAATCTGCCAGCATTTCTATCTTATGTAAGAACTCTTCAGCCGGTGGTTCCGCTTTTTCCCCTAACATGGATTTGATCTTGATTTGTGCCTGTTCCGACAGCTGGTCCCATTCTTCCTTCAACCCCCTTTTTACAGAGACATACCCCCTAAAGAGCCTCGCCATGATACAGGCTTCTTCTTTTGTGACCTCAAATCCGTCATTGCTTACCGGACTGCCATCTTTCCGGGAACCGTCATAAATATATTTTCCCGGAGAAAATGTGTGGTCCCCATAGCCGAACAGGTAGCAAGCACCGGTTTCGTTCAGTATGACGGGCCATGTAAATATCATTCCGCTTTTACAATCGACCCCCTTTTTCTTTGGTATTAAATCATAACCCATAATTATTCTGTTTCCTCCTGTTTTTGTAGTGTTAAACCCAAAGCGGCTATTGCCATTCCCAATTCCATTTCCTTTTTTTGTTCTCCCGCAAGTTCCGTGGGGAAAAGAATTGGTTCTGCAACCATTTTCTGCCAGACTTCATCCGACAGGTTTATATTAGCTAAAAAACACGCTGTCTGAACTACGTTCTTATCCAATTCCATTACTATTCTTACTTTTTCTTCCATGACTGATTATTTTTAATCGTTTTCTGGCACGTAAGCCGATACATAAGTTGTTACCTCACACGATACGATCACACGCCCGGAACCTTTACACTGCGGGCAGGTCGCGCCCTCTTTCGTCCCCTTGCCCTCGCAGACCTTGCAGACCACGATATGCGGTGGGATCGTCTTTTCACGTTTGGGAGCCGGGGATTCCGTCTTGGCGGGTTCCGCCGGTTTTCTTCTGAATTTGTTTAAAATGTTGCTCATATTCATTTCGATTATCTGTTCTTACCTGTTTCATCCGGCTGCCAGGCGATAGTTACGACCGCCTTCAGACGTTTATTCCCTTTACACACGGGGCAATCCTGTTTGATGCGCTCCCCGTAATCATCCACTCCCCAGAACCAGCCGTTGCCGTGGCAATAACTACAGGGGAAGCCGCCGAACTCGACCCGTTCGACAGGACACTCTTTCGGGAAGAGCGGCGGCTGGATCAATAGCGCGTGTTGTTGCTTGCTCATGCCTCCGTCATTCCTAATGGTATCGCTATCCATGCCCCGTTGTCGTTCTTGACCTCGGCCCGGATGAACTGTTTGCTGATGGCCGGCTGGTAGGCCTCCTCGATGATCTGCACGCCTTCCATGAAACGCTCGTCTTCCGATTCCTCGGCTATCTTGCGAAGCTGGACGATACGGCTTGCCTTCAGCGTTCCTTGCGCGTTACGGGCCAACAGGCGGAGTACCATTTTTACGAGTGCCTTCGTTTTTTTGTTGTCGGCAAGCCCCTCGATATACTCCTTCACGATGGCGATACCGTCCTCCACCGTGTCGCGGTAGCCGTCGGTCTCATAATACCCTACGGTGATACGCTTGTCACCCGCGGAATTGGTAAAGGTGTCTGTACGTTGGCCGTCTTTTTTCAACTTCAATACTTCCGCCTTCATATTGATGACGCTGCGAAAGTCGTTCAATATCGCCAATTTCGTTTCCTTGATCCCCTGGCTGAGGTCATGGAGCAATGGGATCGCCCCCTCGATGGTTTCGTCCACCAATTCCTTATAGGCCTCGCGATCACGTTTGGCCTGTTCCTTGGCTTTCCTCGCGGCCTGTTCTTCTTTGAACGCCTCAAACTGTTTCAGTTCTTCGTCCGTCATTTCAACGGCTTTTCTTTCTTCTGTCATAGCTTTAATTAATTTAGTTGTGAATAATCCGTGTTCTTTTCCCTGTCTTTCCTTTGGATGATCCGGAGTTTGATGGCCACCGTATCCAGTTCCTCGGTCGTCAGCCGGGAGAACCTTTTGCCCGCGATCCGGGGATTCTGGCAGTAGGCGTCCACCCGGTTCCAGTCGGTCGTGTCAATGCCCCGCTTTTGCATCAACCTCAGCACCGTGGAGCGTTTCTGCCGTAGCTGCTCACGGTAGATTTCCCGCGCCTTGTAATTCTCATCCATACGCTGCATGTCCTCGCACATGGCATCGTACTCGTTAACGGTCATTTCCCGGAGCGATTCTGTTCGTCCTCCGGTGTATTGACTGACCAGCGAGGCTTTCAACTCGCCCTTATCCTCCGTGGGCAGACGGTTCAAGAGGATATAAAAACGTGCGTAGTTCCTGCTCATTCGAAATCCTCCTCTTTAAATCCGTACTCGGTCATCAGCGCCGTATGCGATAAATCCGACAGGCGGTCTGATACTTCACTGTAAATGAATGATTGGTCGCCGGGGGAAAAGGCCGTTGCTCTTTCCACCGCGTCGTTTACGATTGCTTCTATCACTTCATCCATGATCCTGTTATTTATGTTGTTCGACTTCCTTTATCGCCACCTTGCAACGGGTGGCGTTCACGATTTTATTAGCCAGTTCCAGTTCCTCGACCTCGACAACTATCAGACCGGCGGTCTTGGCACGCCGTATCCGGATGTCGCAGGGGTATTCGCCTTCGTTCCAGAGCAAGATCACATGGGCGGCGTATTGCGGCTCCATACCTAACTGGTAAACCTTTTTCTTATTCATGGCCCACCGCTTTTATCCCATTGTCACTCCAATACTCCTCGGCCAGCCTCGGGTAGGCGACATACTCGCCGGTCTCACCGATAAACCGTCCCTTGCTGAAAGCCTTTCCTCCCTCGACCCATATTTTCAGCGTGGCATCATACATCACGCTTTCGGCCGCGTCACCTTTCGGGTTCTTGCCTTTGGCATGGCTGATGAAGATGAACAGCTTGCCGGGGAAAGCCTCTTTCAGCGCGATGTAGTCACGGTAACTCATGCGGGTGTACTGGAAACTGTCAACCACCACGATGTTATAACTCTTGTGGCGACGTAAGCGGGCTTTTAACGCTTCCATGTCCTCCTGTATGAAAGCCAGCCGGCGGCTTACTTCCGACATGCCGTGCATCTTCAGGTTGTTCTGTACCGTCAGGCACGCGCCCTCTTCCAGGCTGTTGTAAACCACACGGTCATACTTGCAAAGCTCCTTGCACAGTTGCATGACGAACGACGTCTTACCGTTACCGCTGTTTCCCCAGATAAACCACACGCCGACACGCTCCGGTGTTCCGAACGCCTCCTTCCATTTTCCCTCGAAGGGGAAAGTATTATATTTTTTGTCCAGTATATCCCGGACGCTCAATGCTCGTTTCATATCTTTTGAACGGTGTTTGAATGTTATTAAAACGCTGTTTTACTCACCCATCCGTTTGGCTCGGTGGATTGCCTTCTTCACGCGGCGAAGGTCGAAGTCGCACGGCTCGGCATCCCGGATCACCTCCTCGATCTTCTTCTTGTCCTGCACGCCGTTGGCCACGCAGATGGAGTAGACATCGCCGGCGGTCGTTTCCTCCAGTTCGAAGTATTTACGCCCCATGCGGCTGAAAAACTCCTTATATCCGGGTTTCTGATGGCGCAAACCGAGGCTGATGCGCTTCTTGATGTAGTCGGTGGAAAGGAAAACGATTCCGCTTTTATCCTCCAGCTTGTTGTACATGCTAATGAAGTAATGGAACACCGGCTCGGTCAGCTTGTCCGCCTCGTCGAAGATCAAAAGCGGAGCGTCCATCTGTATCACGTCGTCCAGGATCAGGCCCCAGATCTCACGGATATTGTGCCCGTCCGTCTTGATCCCGACCTTTTGGGCGATCTCACGCACGAAGTCACCCTTCTTCATGTCCTCGGAGCAAAGGATGTAGAAAACCTCCTTGTGCTCTTCCGTGTAAAGGCGCGCCGTCGTCGTCTTTCCGCATCCGGCCTCGCCGACCACCCACGTCACGTTGCGCCAGCGCTGGGCGTCATCCAGCACATAGCTTATTTCCTGATAGGCGGACGTTTCCACGATCTGCCAGCCGGTTTCGGCCTTTCCGCCGCCTACCTGCGAGGCGATCTTGCGGAACATATCGTCCGAGATATTCTCATACTTGCCGTTCATGATACTGCTGATCGTCCCGACACTGGTGTTCTTTAAGCTGCCCGCTGCCTTGTTCTGGCTCGGGTATTTGGCGACGTATATCCGGAGTGCCTCGCGGATAGCGTCCTTTTCTTTGGTACTTAATGGCTCCATTTCAATTATTTTTATCGTTATTGTTTTCTATTTATAATTTACCTGCCACCTTGCGGGTATCCACAATCTTGTTTTCCGTCAGCTGATCCCAGGTAAGGAGGCTGGCTTTCTTGGTGCTCCTACCCAGCCGGATTTCTTCCGGGTCGCAGCTGTACCGTCCGGTCCTGCGGTCGATTTCACGCTGCACCTCTTTGGTCACGCCTTTCAGTTTCGGGGTACTCAGTCCTTTCTGTTCGGGAGCCACGCCGTAAGCCCATTCTATTTCTTTGGCTATCACCTGGCGTTCGATACGGTCGCGGATATTCGCCTCCTGTTCCTGCCGGATAAATTCGGCCTCACCTTCCGCTTGGTCCTGAATGGCACGGTGAATAACCATGTAAGGTTCCGCCACCCGTTCGAACCGGAGCTGCCCGGCATTGTCCCTCCAATACAGGCGGATACTCCGGAGGTCGTTCGGGTCGTACTTGACATGGAACTTGCGGTACGTGTTTTTCCGCCGCCACTCATGGTCAGGCTCTCCGGGGACTGCAAATACCTCGTAGGTCTTTTTCAGCTTGCCGATGGTTATCTGTATGCCTTGATCGGTGAAAGTGGCCGGGCGTTTTGTCCAGATCCAGAAGATGTCCACCATGTCGTGCACCGTTACCACGTCGGTTTCCTCGTTCACGCTTTTTTCGTACATCTCAATGCGGGGAATCCCGGTCGCCGGGTGCTTGGCCTCGTTCCAAGCCTTGCGTGCTTCAGCGTAGTGGGCTTTCAGTTCGTCCAGGGTGAAAAGCTGGTCGTCGTTTTCGTCAACAAACTCAAGGTTCGGACGGCTTTCGGCTCTCACCGCCGTGATGTTCATACCGGTAAACCGCCAGTCCTTATGCAGTTCCTGCTGCTGGAACCGGCTGAATATGTTTTCAATCGTCTTGGATTGCCCGCTGTACGGGGCTGTCGGACGGTGGATATGGCATATCCTGTCGAAAAAGCCTTCCTTTTCGTCCCCTTCCTTCCGGTTCAGTTTCTTGTGTCCGCCCTGGTTGTCGTGCACAATCTCAAAAGGCTTGTGCCCGCTCACCTGGATGGCCATGCGGTAGGCGTTGTATTGCGCCTCGAAATTCTCGTGATCGCTGATATAGTAACCCAGAAGAACCTCGCTGTACGCATCGACCACTTCGTACACCATCGTGGTGCGTACCTTTCCGTCCTCGTCCCTGTAATACAAGTTCAGTTTCGTACCGTCGCCGTACCAGAGGGTGTCGCGCCGGTCGGGTAGTTTCGTCTTGTGCTTCCTGCCGTAACGCTGGTGGGCGGCCATTTCGCCGAATACAGCGTCATACCAAAGCTGCTCAATTTCCGGACGTTCGAACCATTGCACCATGCTCCGCTTGCTTTTGAGCGGTTTCCAGTCCTTTTCCAGCGCGATGCGGTTTATTTCATCAAATATTTGCGCATAGTTATAGACTGGGACCCGGCTCCGGCGCAGGGCGATCAGTTGGCGGCCCATCTCCGGGGTAATCTTGACGGTGCTTTTATTGCCGACCTTTCCGGAAATAAGGGAAGCATAACTTTCCTTTTTGTACCGGCTGATTTTCTCTTTCAGCCGGGCGAGGTTTTCCGGCAGGGTGTGGTGGTATATCTCGCGCAGGTTCTCGCTGGTGGCTGCCACATTTTCCCATACGGTGCTCAGGCTGTTGCCGTACATCTTGCGATCTCGCATCTTTATCTCCAAATCAATGACAAGCGCGTTAAGGACCGAGGCGTTCAGCGTGTATTCCGCTTTCAGCTTGTCGCTAAGGCTGGTTTCCACGCCGTTCATTTCATAGCGATGATCCTCGAAAAATGTACGGGCTTTGTCGTCTATCTTTACCCTGTCTATCATACGCTGTTGTTTTAATAATTCTGTCGGATCGCCGTATTTCGCAACGAAACGGATCTTGTATTTTTCACGGAGCGAGGAATAGATTATCAATGCGTAGGAACCTTCGCCACCGCCACGATGAGCAGTTCGGATGTTGCCTCTTGCGATATTACTTTTCAAAGTGTTATACTTTATAACAGGATCATCGCCGGAGGTAAGCTCCTCGTAGGTTACACATAGTTCGTTTTCAAAATATTCCATCACTCGGTTATTTTGTTTACATTTGCAGAAAAATGTTAGTTATGAATAGAATTGAAGATCCTATAACAGAGAAATTGAGAAAAGAACCCGGAACGGCAACCTATACATTCTATCGAATATTTATTGGAGATCGTGCCGGCATAGCTGAAACAGACGCGAAAGAACTTGTCCAAAGCATTAAGTCTTTCGGTGGAAGTGTTGGCATTAAAAATTTCTCTGAAGTTTATCTCCATGATAATGAAAGTATGGCATCATTATATTCTACGTTCCAAATACATCACACGCAAGATGCTGTCCTCGTTAAGGTGGCATCGCTTTTCGCGTTCGCAGCATCGCATAAACTCTGTCTCGCTAACCAAACATTTGTGCCCAAATAACTCTTTTAAAGGCGGGCGCACAATTCTATGAAATTCAGGATTGGTGCTTGAACATGCCATGTGTCTGCCTTTTTTCATCGCCCTGCAGCAGGCGTCATATACTTTCTTTGTTGCCATAATTTAATCCTCCTCTAATTTATTTGTCGGCACTCGTTTTAACAGCCGTGCGGAATTGCCGAAGTTCAGCACGACCAGCATAACCAGCCATAAGGGATTTTCTTCTGCCATTCCAAGTAGCAGGGTGAAGCTGAAAAGAAAATACCCAGCATAAAACTTTTGTTTTGCGGTGAGCGACTTCCACCACGCCAGCTCACTCTTGAACAACTCCTGCCATATCGTTCCCATGGTTCATATCGTTTATCGGTTCGTCACCCACTTCAACTCCGCCACGCATCAAAGCCATTTTCCGGATCGCCTGCGCCAGCCGGGTGTTCTTCCGGTATGCCAGGCTGTATGATACCATTTCCGGCGTGCAATTCATCAGCAAAGCGATCCGCTTTACCTCTCCATATTCTACTATGATTCGTCTCTTCATTTCTATATCTATCTTAATCTGTTATTGTTGTTACTCAGCATTTTCCACTCTAAAAGAAAAGCTCCTATCTACCAATACCCGCTTCACAAAAGACAGGTCATGTTTATCCACCGGAAAGAACACGGCTTGACAGTCCACGCTCGGATAAGACTTGATAGCTGTTTTCTCTGCCATTCCCTTAACCAGTTCGTAAAGAAATCCTACTGTTTCTGCCGTCGCCTGAGCGATAATCACTTTTGCCTTCATCGTTTCTTATTTATATTCGTTTATAATCGGTTTCAAACTCACGCCGTAGCAACTCATCAAGCGCCGGATAAGATTCTTTACATAAAAATCGGGAGCGGAAAACACAATCCCGGTCTCTTCAGTGTATCTGAAACTGATACCGTCCATCATCAACACGTAAGCGACTTTGTGCTTCACGCTTTGTGTCTGCCATTCTTGAATCTCGTCATTCATATCCTTTGTCATTTTTAAGTTTTACTTCTAATATTCGTTTATATGGCCGCCTTTTCATATCTTTGAGGCGTGTTTATATTTTAAATACACTGCAATATTAATAGTAAATCTTCTAATAACAAAACATTTTGCGAGTAAATTTACTAATAAAATTATGGGCACAGTTCAAAGAATACGGCAATACATTGAAAATAAAGGTATTAGCAAATACAGATTTTACCAACAATCTGGATTATCTAATGGAGCATTAGATAAGGGTGAGAATATAGGCTCTGATAAATGTGAGAAAATACTCTACGCATTTCCTGATCTTAATTCAGATTGGCTTCTTACTGGTAGAGGTTCAATGTTAAAAAATAATGGATTAGAATTGATTGACAATAAAGAAGATATAGAAAAAAATGAATTACCCGAAGTAAACTATGAATATAAAGGAGCACCTTATTATAATGTAGATTTCATTGGTGGCTTTGATTTAGTACTAAATGATCAAACCAATAACCCTGATTATTACATCAATTTCCCACCATACAATAAAGAAGGCGTTGTTTGGTGTAATATCACTGGTCACTCAATGGAACCAGAATTAAATAATGGTGATTTTATTGCTCTGAAAGAAATGACTGACCCGATTGAGTATTTGCCATACGGTGAAATCTATGGAATTATAACAGACAATTACAGAACAGTTAAACGAATACGCATGTCAGAAAGAAAAGGCTTTGTTCGTTTAATACCCACAAATAAGAGTCCTGAATATGGAGAACAGGAGATTCCTATCAATATGATACGAAAAGTGTTTGCAGTTTTGGGAAGTATGCATAGATTATTTTGA